AACCAGCAGCATTACCTAACTCAAAACCAGCAGCACCAGTAATACCATTAATGAAATCCATTCCTTGTTTAATCTTATCAAGTATAGGTTTGACCGCATTATAAGCTGCTTCGAAAGGTGCTTTAATAGCAGACACAACACCACTAAGGGCAGATGATATAGCAGAAGCTACACCGTGGAATGGTGAAGTAATATTAGATATTAAAGTCGCTACTTTACTCTTCGCAGTGTTAATCCAAGCTTGAATAGCACTACTAACCTTACTCACCACACTATGCAATAAACTATACACTCTACCAGGCAATGCTCTTAAATTAGATATCATACCATTAACCATTCTTAATGCAGCACTCTTAATCGCAGATACTAATCTAGCACCAATACTGATTACGAAACTCATAACCTGATTAAACACTGTCTGATAAGCAGTGAACATTAAAGTCATAATATTCAATATAAAAGTAGGTAAATCAATTTGACCAGTACGGAACTGATTAAACACACCAATCACTGCTTGAACAACACTAATAACCATTCTTAATGGGAATGTTAAAGCATTCCAAGCCATACCGATAGCATCGATTAAGGCACGGACAACATCAAACTCACCACTGTTACTGGTTTCGAAGAAACTCATAACCCAACTGATGACTCCACCAATTGCTTCGGATACAACATTCCATGCTTCACCTAATGCAGTGAGTACTGCTTGCACATCAGGATGATTAATAAAAGCATCCCATAAACGCTGCACACCAGCCCATAAAGCATCCATCATACTACTTGCATCAGTCCACCAACCAAATGCCTTACCAATCTCATAAATCGCAGCAACCACCAATACAGCCGCAGCAATAAACGGCAACCATGGAGCAATCAACGCCCATGAAGCAGCAATAGCAGGCCACAAACTAGCCGTGAAAAAACCCATACCAGCAGTAATCGCAGTAACACCACCAAGCAATAATATTAATCCTGCACCAACAGAACCAATAATACTAATAAATCCACCTAATGGACCATCCATTATCGCACTGAAAGTATCACCTAACCAACTTAACACTCTTGAAGCTGCTTCTAATGCAGGTACTAATACTGGTAATAATACATTACCAACTAATACTTCAAGTTTCCCTTTGGCTATATCGATTTGTGCTTGTAATCCTTCCCATGAATTCTTATACTCATCATTAGCATCTTTACCCTCATTCATTGCAGCGGCTTGACCTAATGCAGCCATTCTTGCATCAGCATCCATGGTCTCCCATTTAGCATTTACATCATCAATGGTTGCTCCTTGAATGCCCAGTACACTACCTAATTCTTCGACAGTGATACCAGTTCCTTTCAATGTTTTTTCGGCAATACTGGACTTCATTGCCATTCCACTGAATTTATTCACTAATGATTCTACATCAGTTCCTAATATGAATGATTGAGCAGCTGCACCTTTAAATGCAGATTCCATAGAACTTAAATTAGTTACTCCTGCACTGGACATGGCGATGAATGATTCACGGATACTTCCACCTGCACGACCAGTTTCTGAGGATAAACTACTGACACTTTCTTTCATTTTATCCACAGGTATTCCTGCTCCTTCGGCTGCTAAACCCATACGAGTCCAACTGTCTTGAACAGTTCCTGCTTTGTCTGCGAGTTGCCACATTGCATCGGCTAGTTGAGTTACCCATTCACTGATTTGTTGGAATGACATTAAATCCGCCATGGCATCCATTGATTCTTTGGATTCTTCGGATTCTTGTTCAACATTATCTAATGCTTCTGCTAATTGTTGGGCTTCGTTTTGTGCATTTTCTAATTCTGCTGCTACTTCATCGAAGTCTCCTTCGATGTTTCCCATTTCGATGTCTGCTAATTCTTGGGTTAATCTTTCTACTTCGGCGTTGGCTTCTTCGAATGCAGCTTGTAATGATTCTGCACTTTGTTCGGCGGATGAACCTACACTATCAAATACACTACTTGCATTGTCTACTGCTTGTAAGATTATTTCAACTAATCCATCAGCCATATTTTACTCCTTTTTTTTATTTTTTCTTTTTGAATTTTACTCCGAGACTCTCCGCAATCGCCTTTAACTTAGCATCCACACCTTGTTGGAAACTGTACTGTTTAGCAGACATTATATTGAAAAATGATTGTTGTAATAATGTAGCATCATTATAATTATCCACTATCCTTAATCCGTTTATATGTGATTGGAAGAGTATTTCGGCTTCATTCGTCTTTGCGAAATTGTTTTATCGCAGTTAAATCCTTATCATTTAATTTTGATACAAGTATAACTTTCTCAAATAATAATTCCGGTACTCCTGTTGGCATTCCTTTAATATCATCACTTGTGACTGTTTCACCATCCACGGATAATGATAATGCAATTGCAGTATACATTGCTTCTGCTTGTGCTTCGGTAAACTCACCAGTGTTAATATCAACATCATTAATATTCTGTGAAACTCTTTTACCACCTTGCATTCCAACTTTAACCACTAATGGTTTCTTCTCAATCGCTTGCAATTTTGAGAGTTCACCACTTGTTAATGGTCTGATGGTGAATTCTGCTTCGGTTCCATCGTAATCGATTTTCACAGTTTCCAAATTATCTTTTCCGAGAGTTAACTTCTGTATCATTTCAAGGTTCTTCATTGGTAATCCACTCCATATAATAAAAAATAGGCCAATATAAAGATTGCTCCCATCTTGGAGAGTCCTTATATTGGCCTAAAATAAAATATTTCCTAATTGTCCTAAAATTTTTTAATTAATTTTCCTCTTCTTCCTCTTCATCGAGGAAGGTATCGTTTTCTACTTCTTCAGATTCCTCTTCTTCAGGTTCTTCTTTTTTAAGTTCCATAATTGGAAGTTTCACACCTAAACTACGAGTAGGATTAACACTATGGACTACTGGGGGAATTTTCATCGTTATAAATCACAAAAGTACGATAAGTAAAGTCACTACCAGTAGTCAGGTAGAACCTGATTTCAACAGGAACATCAAAAGTTTTATCAACACTATAAACCGGTTCCACACCACCATTTACATAATAGTTAATAGTTCCACCGTCATTTGTGATTTTAAATGTTCCACCATCTTCAATACCCAAGTCAGTAAGTTTCTGACTAACATAATTATCATTAGTATCGAACAATTGAAGACGAACCTCACCATTACTACCAAGTATTTCCCCTTGAATAGTGTATGGTGCTTCCCAGTCATGGACATTACCACTGGTGAACGGTTTATTAGCCGAATATACACGACCTTCTTCACTAATGTTATCCACTAATATTCCATTACCGGTATCAGTAACAGTGACCGCTTCAGTATTGTATAAGAAACTGTCACCAGTAAAGATTACATCACGGCCTTCAAGGTTAGGTTGATAATTCACTAATTGAACATACATATCAGTTGTAACATTAGTACCTGTTTTCAAAGTAACATTACCAGTACCGAGAGTGTCAAGACTGATTGTTGCTTCAATCACATCAACCCCACTCATATTATACTCAACACGCAAAGTACATTTAGGGAATATGATTTTACAATACTGTGTTGCATCTTCACAATGTGCAATATTCACTTCTAATGGTACTTGCATGATTTTACATATTGAAGGTTCTAATGCTCCAATTTCACCATATTGAGCATCAAGAATACTCCTTACAGTATCATTAGTAAGTGTGGTAGTAATTTCAAGACTGTTCTCACGTTTACCAGCCTGTGCTCTTCTCTGCGGATATCTTGAACCCAATCCAATTGTTTTATCTACATCATGATTGTTTTTTCCTTCAAAACTAAATGCAGTTGAAACACCATCTAATGGCAGGTTGTTTAGGAACAGTTCAACATCATAGAACATGATGAAAAGTTCTTCTCTTGTTAATGCAGAAGGCCTGATGAATGTTTCCCCGTCCACTCCTACAATTCCTGCTTTTTCAGTTTTATAGATCCAGTCTGCACTGACTGTCATTTCACTGTCTGATACTTCAAGTGTGAAACCATCTTCAAGCATACCATAAATGTATTTTTTAAGCATGTCGTATACTACGATTCCACGGAAGCTTTGTAATGATTTACCTTCACCGCCCCAGAATTCGTGTATATGGTTTAATCCTGAACCCGCAGTGTGTTGGTAGTTGTCAAAGTATCCTCTGAAGTACCATGTTAATTGTTGTAAGTCCGCAACGCTTTCTGTTGAACCGGTTGGTTTCATTACTCCGGCTCTTGCTTTACGGTTCATTCTACTTGAACCTGATTGGACTACTGCGTCATCGTTTAATTTGAAATCGACACTGTTTGCTTCACTCCACCATGATGGGTGGAAGTCTGTTTTAGCAACCATTTGACCGTAGACGTCTTCAAGTTCTAATCCAAATCCTCTATCGACCATATTTTCATTATTCTCCGTTGTTTATTTGTTTGCAGCATTGTTTCCAGTTGATTATGATGTTTACGTTTAGTACTACTGCGACAACAGGTAATCTTTCAGACTTGTTGTTGACTTCTACGGTTCCCATGGGGTAGAATGTTTCAAGTGTTATGTTTTTGATTAGTCTTTGTCCTGGTAGTTTTGTTGATTGTATTGTTTGCCAGTTTTTACATATAGCTAGGATTACTCTTGTTGCGAGGTTTTGTGTTGATGTGTCGGCATCTTCCATTTCAGTTTCATATACTGCACAGTTGAATTGGAAAGGTATTGTTAAATCCATTGTACTACTAATATCTGGTTGTCTTGATGCTCTTGCTTCGTGTTGGTACATCCACACGAAAGGTTCCTCAACATGTTCTTCTTCACTGTAAACTGTGAGGAATGTTTCCACATCACCGAGTAAACCATCTTCGTATCTTTCCATTTCAATACATTGTCTCATTATTTCCTTAATGGTTTCTAATCCAATGCTTATGTTTACAGTCATCCTAACACCTCACTAATTGCTCGTAGGAAGTAACCATCTAATCTGCCACTTACATCATTGATACTGTCTTCAACGAAATGCTGACCTGCTATTCTAGGATGTTCAACCTTTTTCACTGGATAATCGGCTCCTTCCCAGTATAAAGCCTTAGCAGAATTTGGTGTGATAGTGTATGGTCCAGTACCATCATTCACGTATCTTGCATATTCCGCTGGGGATTTAATACTGGCTTCTTCACTACTGAATGTATCAATAAACCAAGACTTCAACAACCCATGGTCTACTGGACTGTTCTCCATGAGTACACGTACCATTTCCTGAGTAGCATATTCCATTCCTTTGAGTTTGGCTTCCTCCCATTTTTCAGGGGATAACTTCTCAGTCAAAGCCGATGTATCCACTTCAACAGTAATACTAACCATATTAATCATCCTTACCTGTAATCGCTAACACGCCAATACTATTAGGTTCATTACTACTGTCCTTGATGAATGGTTTTAGATCGTCTTTCAGTTCATCAGTGAAAATGTCTGCTGGTACGGTTGCAATTGTCCAGTCATTCACCTTGATAATTGGTGAGTCTCGGCTTTGTATTGCGAGACTTACCATGTTTCGTACTAACCTGAGGCAGATGTTCTGTACTGCTGGCCTAACATTCTCGTCGGTATAGTTGCGGTTAGTATAGACATTAATCAAGTCTTGTGCTTGATTAATCCATTCCTCAACTATTTCTTCTAATGCAGGAGTATCGCCTTTTTCAAGATTTAAGTGTTGAGGTTTTAAACCTGTAAAATCAATAACGTTCTCTACACTAATCCACATATCATATCACATCTTTTGGAAAAATATAATGTTGCTTTTAAAAAAATAATGTACTTAGGGTAATTCCCCAGTACGAATGTATTCGTATAAATTCCTACGATTCCTTTTAACAACTATTGGTAATTCGTCAAAAGGTAATAATTCATCAGTTTTTTTAGTTGCTTTTTTAGCAGTCTTTTTTTCTGCCATGAAACATCACCATTCTATAATAATGCTGCTGCTTCTGCTGCGGTCATGTCTGCTACTACGATAGCATCATTCCATTGTAAGCTAGCATCGCATCTGATACGGTAGTAGTATTCGGTTTTTTCTTCTGCTACTACACGGTTAGGTTCGACACTGAGGTCTTTCCATACACCATACCATAAGAACTCAGGTACAGTTAACACACAACCTGCAACTTTACCGTAAGCAGTTCTACCATCTGCAGCATCTAATACTGGAGCATATTTAACAGGAATACCTTTGTATTTTAACTCATCATAATTGAGTACAGATGAATCACCTAATCCAGTTTCTCTGTCAATTAAGAAGTTCCTGTATGCTTCGTATACTTCGAAAGGAACATAATAGACAAGGTCTTTCATGAGGTTTGCTTGCCTGTAAGCTTCAGGTAAGTTGTATAATGCTTGGTCGAATAAGTCAGTGATTCCTTTGGTGGTTACATCATAATCAGTTCCTTGTACGATGTGAGTAGTTGCGGTTTTTAACCAACCATCAGTTACTGCAAATAAACCGGAACCAGTGGTGTCACCGTATACTGCTAATGCTTCTAAGTCTACACCGACTGCTTCACCCATCATAGTAAGTAAAGTTTGTTCGAATTGAGCTTGTTCGATGTTGTCTTCTTTATCATCATCAAGAATACTGGTTTTTGCTTTTAATTTTTTAGCATTTAATTCTGCTTTACCGAATCCGATGCGTGCTTCGGTTAATTGGTCTTGAGTGTCTCCGTTGGATTTGTAACCGTTTTGTAATACTCTTCCTACAATTTTAGTGGAGGATACTACTTGTGATGTACTGTTCATTCTTCTGAAGCTTGCATCTGCTAACATGGTTTGACTGATAGTTGCAGCCCTCATGAATTGAGCGAACTGTTCATCGTTTAATAATGCTTTTGCACCAGCCATGTCGGTTCTCATGGACTTAAAGACTTCTCTTTCGTTTTCGTTTACGATTTGGGATAAAATATGTTCATTTACCATAAAAAATACACACTCCTAGTGTTTTCTGGTTCCATCTGGGTTACGTCCCATGATGGCATAAATATTAGTTTTCTTGGATTTTTGTGCTTCCAAGTTGTCATGTATTGGTTCTGCTTTGGATTCGCCTTTTTCTGCGACAACCTCTTCTTCTTCGGAGGTTTCTTCCACTTCTTCAACCTCTTCGGTTGGTTCGATTTCTTCTTCAACTTCAACTTCTTCTTCAGTTTCTTCTTCTTCG